ATGCAAAGGCAATATGGTGAAAAAGTTGCTAGTGCTATACACACCGGAGTTGAGTCTTTTAAGACCAAATCCGATGCTGAGTTGACAAGTCTAGATGACATGGCAACTAAGGCACTGTACTTAGGTGCTTCTTACTTTGCTGCCCGTTGGGATTGGCTGCAGTTAATGCCTGCCCCCCTTATGGGTTATCAATCCGTGCGAAATGCAATCAAGTATTTTGCCAAGGATGATATAGTAAAAGAAGCGAATCGTATCCTATATTCGATACTGATTCTCACCATTCTTTGTACTCTCACACTGGGATCTTATGGAGGTCCCTGCCTGTATATAATACCACTTTTGTGGCTCTTTTCTTTGACTCTAGCCAGTCAGATATATTCTTTCGTTGAGACGCAGGCTCTTAATGAGATCACTCGACGAACGAAGATAATGTATCCAATGCTAGAAAAGTTCAAGAATGACAACTACAAGTATATACTTGGATTGTCCGCTTTAGCTTTCAGCGTTATGGCTATCAGGTGCGTTTATAAATCGTACATGGCAATTAAGCCATCTCAGGGTAATATTGTATCACCCGATGAGACTGAAGTCAAGAAAAGAGATACCGAGACCAACCCATATGTTGACGTGTATCGTAGACCCCTACCTATAGAAGGGAAAGGGAGAACGATGACACCTAGCGACATGAGTAATAGGATTAAATCCAATTTGCTCTATGGTAGCGTCAAGATGGGTGATAAGGTCATGAAGGTGAATGCTCTTATGGTACGAACAAATTATATGCTCATACCAAAACACTATTTTGCGTCCGGTAGTACTGTTATGACAGCACGTAGGAACAACCCAGACAGTTCTGGAGGGAACTATCGAGTTAGATTGGACTTGGATATGGCTAGACCTTTGCCTGATTCCGACCTCATGCTAGTGTATGTGGCGGAAGGCGGATCTTTCCATTCTTTAGTCGATCTACTTATCGATAAGATGCCTGTCACACACTGTTTCAATATGATTTATCGTCAATACGATGGAACATTCTTGAATGCGCGTGGATTGGCTAATCCCAACTTGAAGTGTAATACTGGGGAAGTGTTTAAGGGTATGGAGTACCATAACCTGAGCATGAACACATTCGGTGGTTTGTGTGGGGCTGTTTTATACAGCAATGGTCCCGGTTGTAATATTACCGGGATACACGTGGGAGGTGTAGAAGAAAAACCTATAGGTTGTTCCTCTATACCCCTTCGTCATGAGATTAAAAGTCTCATGGAAGAAATCCATCTTAAAATTAACACTGTTAAGATGGCTGATGATTCTGACTTCCCGACAAAGCAGTTTGGTAAGGAATTCTTGTTGAGTGATGAACTTCACCCAAAGAGTCCCATGAACTATCTGCCTAAGGGATCTACCATTAATTATCATGGGAGTTGTATTGGAAAGACAACTTCCCACAGCGACGCTAAAGTGACGCCTATCTCCGCTAAGGTGACAGAAATCACAGGCGTTGCCAATAAATGGCAAGGTCCCGAGATGAAACCAGAATGGAAGGGTTGGCAAGATTGCCTAGCGAATATGAGTATTCCTGGCATTTCTATGCCCTATAATCTTATCGAAAAGTGTGCTCAGGACTACATCGCACCTTTAAAGGAGCTGATGGAGGAGCATATATTTTGGAAGAGTATGAGGCCCCTTACCGATGAGGAAAATCTTCTTGGTATCCCTGGACAAAAGTTCATGGATGCTATCAAGAAAAACACCTCTATTGGTTACCCTTTAACAGGGTCCAAGATGAAACATCTCGAGGAGTTGGAAGCAACAGACAAATATCCTCACAATTTTAGGTTTTCAACCGAAATTATGGAGGAAATTAATAAAGCCGAAGAGAAGTACGCCGCAGGAAAAAGGGCTTACCCAATTGCTAAGGCGTGCAAGAAGGACGAGATACTTGGAAAGAAGAAGTGTAGGATTTTCTACGGAAATGCAATCCAATTGACTTGGTTGATCCGTAAATACTACCTCCCTCTTATCAGGTTTTTGCAAATGAACCCACTCGTTTCTGAATGTGCAGTTGGAATAAACTGTCATTCAGAAGAATGGGAACAATTGCATAAATTCGTTACAAAGTTTAAGAATCTCATTGGAGGAGATTACAAGAAGTACGATCAGAAACTTCCGGTACAGATTTTAATCTGCGCCTTTCGTATCTTGATTGAACTCGCGAAACTTTGTGACTACAGTGAGAAAGATATTACCATTATGGAATCTCTAGTCTCTGATGTAGTCTATGCATATATTGCATTCAACGGAGACCTCGTCAGTCTCACAAGTGGAACACATATTAGTGGCAATTCACTAACTGTGATTCTCAACGGCATTTGTGGCTCATTGAATCTACGAGCCGCATTTTACACGCACAATGACTGGTCTCTTAAATTTAGAGATTATGTAGCACTGTCAACATATGGTGATGATAACCAAGGTTCGACAGAAGGTTGTAAATTCAACATCAAATTGATTGCTGAGTTTCTAGACCAATATGGTCAGACCTATACTATGCCCAATAAGTCAGATGAGATATCTGAATATTTGGACCCCGAGGATTTTGAATTCCTTAAGAGGAAGTCAGTATATATCCCAGAGATTGGGATACATGTCGGGGCGCTACAGTCAGACTCCATATACAAATCGTTACACATGTTCTTGAGGGGCAAGAACTGTGAAAATTCGGTTGAAGAAGCGTGTGCTCTCAATGTCGATACGGCAGTAAGAGAGTTTTTCAATCATGGACGAGAAGTGTATGAAGAGCAAAGGGCCTTACTTAGGCGTATTGCTAAGGAATCAGGCATAGATTCCTTTTGTACCGAACTCCACATTCCATTCGATGAACGAGTGAATATGTGGAGGTATCGATACGATCCGGCATTTGCCGACCAGTCCTCGAACATGACTGAAAAAGGTTCACCCCGTATGACACATGGGGTCGCAGAGGCAGTTGAAGATGTCCCAGCAGTATTGGTTACCAACCAGGAAGAGTAAGTGATCTCACTCTTGGTTAGGCTTGCTGTTGGAGTCAAAATTCACAAAACGGCATGAGCTTTGAAGCGGGCTCATGACTGTACATAGTGCTTTACTTTTCATAATAATATAGATACATATAATTTAGATAATAGAAATTTCATAGATTTCATAGCACTGGGGCTCAATTTTGAGGAGCCCATCCAAATGGAAAAGCAAATGGGTATCGAGTATGATTCTAGTAGCCCACTTCATAAGGAACAAAATGTTGTTTTTAGTGATCAAATGACCGCATATAAGACAACAGTTGGTTCTGAGGTGGACATAACAAGGACACAACAAGATACACATGACGCAGAATTAGCTGATTTCTTTGCGAGACCAGTTAAAATTGCTGAGTATGAGTGGGCCATTGGTTCAACACTGTTTCAACAGTTTGATCCATGGTCTCTCTACCTAGACAATCCACGTGTTTCCAACCGTATAGCAAATTTTAACTTACTGAGATGCAAATTGCACCTTAAGTTTGTCATCAATGCCAACGGATTTATGTATTCACGTATACTGTCGTCATACTTGCCTTTCCATAATTGGGATGCTTTGACTGAATCGTCACCACTATTTAGTAATGACGTAGTCCAAGAATCCCAAATGCCGCACATTTTCTTAAATCCCACCACTTCAACTGGTGGTGAGATGGTTCTTCCCTTTGTGTGGCCAAGGAATAACATATATATCCCAACTTCAGAATGGGACAATATGGGAAGAATCACAATGCGCTCTCTAGCCACTTTGAAACACGCTAATGGTGCTACTGGTGTAGCCACTATAAGTGTATTTGCATGGGCAGAGGATATGTCACTGAATGTACTTACTTCAGTGGATCCTAGCACCATGACACCTCAGAGTGGAGAGGAAATAGACGAAGCCAACAAGAAAGGTATGGTTAGTGGTCCAGCGACAGCAGTAGCTAAAATAGCAAATGCTTTATCGGTAATACCACAAATTAGACCTTACGCAACAGCGACATCTGCTGCGGCCACTGCAATAGCAGGGGTAGCAAAGTCGCTAGGCTTCAGTCGTCCTCCTCAGACGAGAGACAATTGTCCAGTCAAACCTGTTGCCACATCAAGTTTAGCTCTAACTACTGTACCAGATACAGTGCAAAAGTTAACAGTTGATGACAAACAGGAGTTGTCAATAGATCCCCGAATAGCTGGTCTAAGTGGAGAGGATTCCCTCAACATAAAGAACATTGCTTGCAAGGAGTCATACTTGACATCTTTTGATTGGACAATAGGATCTGCTCCAGGCACCCTTCTTTGGAATGGGAGAGTAGATCCATGCACTTTTGCTTATGACGGCGTTAGCAAATTTCATTTTCCTGCATGTTGTGTTGCAGCCTTACCATTTAAATATTGGTCTGGCACCATGAACTTTAGATTTCAAATCATGAGTTCTGCTTACCACAAAGGAAGATTGAAAATATCGTATGACCCTAATTGGGTCGCTAACGAGGAGTTCAATACAATGTATACAAGAGTTGTCGATCTAGCATCTGAGACTGATTTCACTATATCAGTTTCAAATGGTCAAGATGTCACTCTTCTGGAACATCACCTACCAGGTGTTGATTCAGTTACACAATTGTACTCCACTACACGCTACGTCTCTAAGGAAGAGGGCAATGGTGTCTTAGCTGTTTCTATACTCAACGAACTCACTACACCCAACAGTACCGTGAACAATGATATAACAATCAACGTTTACGTTTCTATGGGTGATGACTTCGAGGTTTATGTTCCAACGGAACACTTTGCACATTTTGTGTATAGACCACAAATGGGCGAAGAAATAGTTATGACACCACAATCCGGACAAGAAGTTGTGCCTGATGGTTTTACTGG